AAATACTAAAGCACCTGTACCAGCTGTATAGCTAATTACAGTTCCATATTGGATGTTATTTACATCATATGCTATAGTGACTGCTTGCCCAGTAGAATAATCAACAGATAGATCATTTAGTGTAATAGTTTGAGTACCGGTGTTTCCTAGAGTAAATGATGTAGTTGATGTTGTAGAGTATTTGTCCCCATTAGCACCAGCTACACCTGTTGCTCCGGTAGTTCCTTGTACACCAGTAGCACCAGTTGCTCCGGTTGATCCAATCGTACCTGTTGCTCCCGTAGCACCTGTTGATCCAATCGTACCTGTTGCACCTGTTGATCCAATCGTACCTGTTGCACCTGTAGCACCTGTTGATCCAATCGTACCTGTTGCACCTGTAGCACCTGTTGATCCAATCGTACCTGTTGCACCTGTAGCACCTGTTGATCCAATCGTACCTGTTGCTCCCGTAGCACCTGTTGATCCAATCGTACCTGTTGCTCCCGTAGCACCTGTTGATCCAATCGTACCTGTTGCACCTGTTGATCCAATCGTACCTGTTGCACCTGTAGCACCTGTTGATCCAATCGTACCTGTTGCTCCCGTAGCACCTGTAGTACCTATATAACCCGTTGCACCTGTAGCACCAGTTGCACCTGTTGTTCCTTGTATACCAGTAGCTCCGGTAGCACCTGTAGTACCTATATAACCTGTTGCGCCAGTTGCGCCAGTTGCGCCAGTTGCGCCAGTTGCGCCAGTATAACCCGTTGCTCCTGTAGTACCGGTTGCGCCAGTTGCACCTGTTGCACCAGTTGCGCCAGTTGCGCCAGTATAACCCGTTGCTCCTGTAGTACCGGTTGCACCTGTTGCACCAGTTGCGCCAGTTGCGCCAGTATAACCCGTTGCTCCTGTAGTACCGGTTGCACCTGTAGCACCCGTTGCACCTGTTGTTCCTTGTATACCAGTAGCTCCGGTAGCACCTGTAGTACCTATATAACCCGTTGCTCCGGTAGCACCAGTAGCTCCGGTTGATCCAATCGTACCTGTTGCACCTGTAGCACCTGTTGATCCAATCGTACCGGTTGCACCAGTTGCGCCAGTAGCACCAGTTGCACCTGTATAACCCGTTGCTCCGGTAGCACCAGTTGCACCAGTTGCACCTGTAGTTCCTTGTATACCGGTAGCACCAGTAGCTCCAGTTGATCCAATTGTGCCGGTCGCACCAGTAGCACCTGTTGATCCAATCGTACCTGTTGCACCAGTAGCACCTGTTGATCCAATTGTACCTGTAGCACCTGTAGCACCTGTAGCACCTGTTGCACCTGTATAACCCGTTGCTCCGGTAGCACCAGTTGCACCAGTTGCACCTGTAGTTCCTTGTATACCGGTAGCACCAGTAGCTCCAGTTGATCCAATTGTGCCAGTAGCACCAGTTGCACCTGTTGGTCCTGAAGCTGCTGGTAACCAACTTAAATTGCCCGCACCGTCAGTAGTCAATCCATATCCATTCGTCCCACCAGTAATATGTAAATTACTAACACTACCCAATGATACATTGGCTGTATTTGCAAAATTGACGATACCACTTGCATTACTTACAGTTAATCCAGTTAAGTTACCCAATGAGGTGACGTTTGGTTGTGCATTTGAAGAAGCAGTTAATACTCCATTGAAAGATGCTAATCCATTGCCTACATTAGCAAAGTAATTAGAAAAAACTTGAGCGGGGTTAATATCAACTACTAATGTTTGACTAGATTGTGTAATTGTAGCATTACTATTACCGTTACTACCTCTACCAATACTCAATGAACTAGTAGAAACTTGAACACACGCTATGTTAGCAGAAACAATTACATTACCTGTAGGATAATTAACAGTTATGCCGGCCCCTGCAGTTCTGTTAACAGAAATTACTTCAGCATTCGCATTGGCACTAAAAAGTTGGTTAAAGTTATTTTGTACTTTTTCAAATGCTGTTCTTATTGCATCAGCAGAAGGATCATCCGGGAATGTTCCAAAATCTATGTTGTTTTGACTCATATTAGTGTTGCCTATTTATAATGTATTTATCGTTAAGTAAGAAACGGTAACCCAAAAAAAATACCCGACATTGCTGCCGAGTATTTTAATTACAATTTTATTATAGACCGCTTAATTTCATATAGTCTTTTAACAAATCTGTTGACTCTTTCATTGGGCTACCTAATCCATCAACACCCATGCGATTCCTTTGACCTGCAATCACTGGTATAGTTGTTTGTCCAGTAGATTTTTGTTTATTCAATCCACCAGTGATAACTTTAGTCATAAAGTCAATGTCAGCTTCAAACGTATCATCTGCACTGTTAGCATATGATTCATCTACTTTCTTGTCTTTCTTGTCATCGTACTCTATGTCTTTGGTAACTTTCTTACCGGCTTTTTCTGCCTTGTTGTCATCTTTGCCCTTATGACCTTCGTCATATTCAATATCTTTGGCAACTTTTTTACCTGCTTTTTCTGCTTTAGCATCTTTCTCACTAGTTGATTCTTCTGATAAGAATGCCAATTTCTTGTAAAGATTAGCGAAAGATTCTGCTACTGTTTCTTCCTTCATTTTACGGTCGCCGTATAATTCTTTATCAGTAATCTTATCAGCAGCAGCAACTGCATCTTTGCCAAACTTTTTTTCTACTCGTTTTTCAGTAGCATCTGCTTTGCGATGTGCATCATCATATCCCCATCCATCCATACCATGCGCTCTACGTTTACCTAAAGTTTTTACTGCTAGTTCTTGTGAAATTTCATCAAGTTGCCCAGTTTCATCTTCAGCTTCATCTAATTTTTCTTCTTCTCGGCTGCGTCTTTCATGATCAGCTTTATCTGCTTTATCTTCGGCCGAATCTTCGTCACCATCTGGATCTTTGTAATAACCTTCTTCATCTAATGCGTCTGTGCCGGCTTCTTCACCGGTAGTATCTTCCATACCTTCGATCGGGCTTGAATATATTTTACCTTCTTCTTCGTCTGCCCCTGCATCTGCTGTTGCTAATGCGCTATTAGCTGCTGCATTACCTGCAACATCAGCATTAGTGTTATCAGCACCGGAATCTGGAGCATTTGTTTCAGCAACTTCATAAGCCATTTGATCTTCTGATTCATCTTCACCCATAACTGATTGTTCATCAGACTCACATTGATGATTCTCTTCCATCATACCGCCACATGACTCACATGTTTCTTCTTCACCGTGCATATGACCTTCTTCACCAGAGCCTTCTTCATCTTCATAGTCGCCGCCACCTTGCATCTCTCCGTTACCAGATAATTTCTTCATCAATGCCATCATACCATCATGGTCATCAACTACATTGATACCACCATGTGCGCCTGCTGAGCCTTGTGGTGCGCCATAACCATTTTGTTCATCACCACCAAACAATCCCATACCTGCTGATTTGATGATAGATAACAATTGATCTGCTTCACCGTCTTGTGCTGATACACTTACTGAATCAGGAGATCCTTGTTGACCTTTACTGATTGAAACTGTCATACCTTCTGATACTTTTTTATCTTCAAGTATAGCATTTAATTGTTTATCTAATGCTTCAAAAGCAAATTCATCTAAATTTGAATCATATCTTGAGTTGTCAGTAAATGAACTTCCACCTACTTTAAACTTACCACCGTGCGGTGTTTTAGCAAGACCGGCAGTGAAAGCATTACCTTCATCATACATTGCTTCGCCCATGTCATCAGCACCATAACTAGCCATAGTAGCTACTTCGGGTCCTTGACCCATTTCACCAACTGCTGTACGACCTAATATTGGCATTTGACCATAGCACTCATCTAAGCCTTCTTTAAAGCCGTCGTGATAGCAACGTGCTTCTTCCATATCATCATTTGTGCAATTGTATGGCATTTTTCTTAATGCATGACTCTTACCTTGAAGTCTCGCTGCTTGTAAATTATGTTCCATACCTTCTTTTACTTTCTTTTTAGCGAAAGGATTTACACCTTTCTTGGGTGCTGCACCTTTACTCTTATCGGCAGCAGCTTTTTTCATTGGCTCTTTCTTATTTCCGTCTTTGTCTAAATCTAAGAAGTCTGGCTTTGCACCTTCTGATAATTTCTTTTTGCAATCAGCTACCATTTGTTTCAATTCCTTTTGGTCGCAATCAGGATGCATTTTGCAAATTTCTGCCACAGACTTTCCATCTTGACACATTTTTTTAACATGTGACATTGGTGGGCATTTCTTTTTGTCAGTTTCTTCTTTCTTAGCAAAAGGGTTAACACCCTTCTTGCTTTCTAATACACCGCGATTATTACTGCTTAGTGGACTTGATTGAGCAAAGTTTTGAGGAGCTTCGGCTTCTTTCATTTTTTGAAATTGTGAGCCTGCAATTTTTGTAGCAGCTTCTTTACCATACTTAGGTGTCAATTTACGAACTAATGCATCAAACCCTGTAGTAGCATTGTTATGCTTGCCAATATCTCCGCCTTCTTCCATTGGTTTAACTTGTGAACCTGCGCCTGCTGCTGGTGTAGCACCCGGAGCTGCGCCTGGCTTCTGCATTGACATTGTGCCATTCTTAGCTGCTTGTACTACTGCTGGATCTTGTGTAGTGATTGCCGGCATATTAGGGTTAGCAGGATCTTTAATCATAAAAGATGGCTTTGTTGCCATCTGCTGTTGCGCCTTTACTGCCGGTGTAGCTGGCATTGGCTGCACTGCTAAACCTGCTTCACTTAAGGCGTCATCCATTTGATCAAAGTATTCTTTAAGACTATGCTTGACACTAGGCTTTCCTTTTGGGTTAGGTGCTTTACCCATTCCCATTGCTTTGCTTAGTGCTGAACTGTCATATGATTTAACTTCACCTGAAGAATCTGCGTTCTTTGGGGGACGACCTTTGCCACGCTTAACAGCAGGTGCATCATTCATTTTAGCTAAACTTGTACGACCAATTGGTTTACCATATTGATCAGTAACATCGTCTGTACCATGTCTATTACCATATCCACCTGGACCTGCTTTGTGAACAGTTGAATCACCTTCGGTTAATTGGTCGAATGATTTTAATATATCTCTAATATCCATTTTGTTTTCCTTAACGGTTATATGCTGCGCCAGTCTTTGGCTTTGGTGGCATCTTTATAGTACTCATTGGGCTCTTATCACCCATCTTCTTATCATCTAAATATGGCTTGAACGGGTCAAACACATCTTTTGTTCTTGTTCCTGCATATGGAATATCAATCTTAGACTCTTTGGCTTGGTCTTTGATTGATTGTAAATATGAATCCCCATACGCTCTGCTTGCTTCTTTGGCACCGGGCTGTTCTTCTAATTCAGTATGATTTAATAATGGGCTATGACTCATTTCATTTTGATATCCCGCCTGTTCGCTGTCAATGCTATCATCAAAATCAGTTGATATCATACGAACCATGCTAACATTGTAACCACATAGTTGAGCAAGTTGTTGTACCATTGGTTCTGTGGCTGGGTATCTAAACTCAACTTTAATCAATGTCACACTTTCGTTCTCTAAGTTAGGAAATCCATATGGTGATTTCTGTATTGGAGTACTTTTTGGCTCACCAATTTCCACTGGGTCAAACTTTTTTAGATTGTACTTAAACATATCTAAAAAATTCTTATCAATGGTGCCGGCAATTTTGATAGTGTAGTTGTAAGTGTGTACACTTTCCATGATATATTGTTTAAGGCTTCGCATTTTTTATTCCTGTATATATTATTTATCTTTTTAAGTGGATTTTGCTGCCAACATCTTAAGTAGGTCGTTTCTATCAAGTTCTCTGCCTTCTCCTATTGGAGTAGCCTCAATCTCTTTGTCCCTACTTGCTTCTTTTTGATCCAGTTGTGCTTTTTTCAATTGCAAATCAATCATCTTTAGCTTTTTATTTAGTTTAGCAGTTTTTGCAGTAATAGCATGTCCTAGCATAGTTCCAGCAACATTGAATATCTCACTAGCATACCTGCTATCCACTTGCATACCCAAATCCATTAAATCTTTATAGCTGTCTTGTGCTAATGTAGCAAGACTATCCATCTCATCATCTGCGGCTTCTAATCCACGTACTTGTGGTAATGCTTGTTCTATTTTTGATAGATTATCTAATGCCTCAGTAGTTATTTCCTGAGCGTTTTCTGGGGTTGGTTTTGCCAAGTTGTCTATTTCATCTTGCGGGAGTTCAAAAAGTTCTTCTAATTTTTTGTTCATAAAAGTATTTAGTTACTTTCGTGACCCATTTCTAAAAAGATCATCTTCTGTAATTACGCGAAAGGAAAAACCTTGCATTTTACAATATGCAGTGGCTGCTTGCCATTTAGCATGATTAACTGCTACCACTGCTCTGTCTCTTGCACTTGCGGTTCTGCTTTCAATTAGACTTTGTTTCTTGGGTTTAATTTCTACAACTTCAGCAATTGCTTTGCCAAATTTGTTTTGGTAAACAACAAAGAAGTCTGGAATATACATATGCATCTTTCCGTCTAATGGACTACGATACGGCACAGACATTGATTCACTAGCCCAATGAGTTACACTTTTGTGTGTATCACAGAAGGTCATAAACGTTAATTCCCAACCTGATCTGTATTTTGGCTTATGCTTACCTACGTATTTTTGTGGATTTCTGGGAGTGAAGGTACCTTGTGCATAATTAGCCATACTTATTGCACAATATTACGTGCTACCGGTTGATTTGATTTTGGTATGATGGCTATGCCATATAATGACGTTTTGCTTTTAAAACTATTAAGATAATAAGCAAGAATTTGATTCATTTCCATCTTCTTTGTACCTTTGATTTGATCTAATAACTCTAATACAGGTATCTGTGTTTCTTGTGCTATTCTAAATAACACCGCAGTGAAATTAGCTGCGATATTTTTAGTAGCACACACAGATACAAAATATGAATATACAATATCATATTCCACTGCATTAACCACTGCGTTAAATGCATAGAATGAATCAAAGATTCTAACTGTTTGATCTAAGGTTGTACGATTATCTAAAATTTGAGGCATGTTTATTCTTTCTTACGGGACTTGTTTTCCGGCGTAAGGATTAGCACCAACTTGTTGTGGTGAGGATTGTGCCCCTGCTAATTTTGCGCCAGCAGTTCCAATAGCACTTTGAATAGCACCGAATACAGGAGTTGCTACAGTAACATTTCTATTTGGAGTTCCCCCTACTGAATTAATTATACCATTAACAACTTCTGATTTTGCAATATTCAATATATTTGTATTTTTAAATGTGTTATATGTAGTACCGGCTGCTTGAATTGCACCTAATATATTTCCATTAGCTAACGCATCAAGTGTACCGCCTACTCCATCAACTAACCCACCTTGACCTAATATATTTGCATTTGAACCGGGTCTTGCTATAGGGCTTAATGTTCTATCGTAGTTAGCTTCGTCACCAAATCCAGTAACAATGTTGCTAGGACTTTTACCATCTATTGCACCTTCATTATAAACTACTGTTTCGTAATCCACTGTCATTTGATGTTCCATTGTTCCGTTACCCTGAGCATAGTCATATGTATCATGGCTAAAAGATGTTATTATAGGATTGATTAATGTGTAAGCTACAAAATTATGTTGGTTGAAACCAAACACTGTTATATTTTTAAAGAAAGGTATTTTTTGACCAGTTGGATCGCTAGTACCCCCTTGGTAACCCCAACTCTCGTTCCCTGTAATAGATGGTTGATATTGCGTTCTACTATTATATGTGGCATCAGTTGCACCTGCGACTCCGCCACCACCTGTTAATTGTGGTGTTGGGGTAGCTCCTCTTGCACCATTAAACACTACTTGTGGTTTTGTTCCATCCGCATAGTAGTAATTGTAATAACCCTTCCACATTCTTCTAATTGCATTTCCATTATCATCATGGAACGAAATATTTATTGGATCGTATTTGATTTTTGTTTGAATAATACGTTTACGATTATATTGATTTAATGTAGAAGTATCAAAGTTAAAGCTGGGTAGTTTTACTGTTTTAACTAATAGTCCGTAATTGGTTTCTGGCAACCCAGTTGGATTAAGTTGGAAGTAAACATGAAATAGAAACTTAAATTTAGGTGCATTTTGATATGCATTGGGTCTAAACGTTTTGCTAGCGTGAGTGTAATCACGAAGGAAATCGCTGCCGAAAAATGCTCCGGCAGCGTCTTTTAGTACGTTTTGAAAAAATCCAGACATGCTAGATTTATTTAGTCAACGATATTAAGCGCCGCCCAAAGAACCACCAATACCTGTAGCGATTGAACCTAATGTACGAGCAACAGTAGAACCAACACCTGAATCAATTGGAGATTGAATTGCGTTATCAAAACGTATTGTCAATGCAATTGTTACTACATCACTAGTAGCATAGTTCAATGTATTGTAGTTAGCAGTTTGCAAGAAGCAACCATAACATTCCCAAGTTTCCAATACGATTGGCGCAGTTGTACCATTGCCACCGTCTAAGATTTCAATGTTTGTTTGAAACTTGTAGTCTTGCCCAGATGCAGCACTAGCTTGTTCAACAAAGTCCATTTGTTTCTGTAATTGTTGACCAACTAACTTAGATACACTATTTGATGCATCATCACGAATGTTGACAGATAATGTTTGCCAAGCATGTTTGCCTGCCAAATACATTGTTGAGTTGTAAATTGGTAATGTGATTTCAGTAAATTGAACGTTTGGTCTAGAACAATCAATAACTTGTTTTGTTAATTCAATTGTACTTGTATCTGTTCCAAAATTCAAAAAGTTAACTCTGAATCTGAACTGTAGTTTTGGCATTAATAAGCCCTGATTGCCACCGGCATTATCAGATGCTACTGTCATGTTGAACAATGATTGTGAGGCTGTTGCCATTTTATATTTCTCCTATTAATCTTATTTATCTTAAATAAACTGATAACCCCCGAAGGGGTTATTTTAGTTTAATTTAATGATGATAACTCACCTGTGTTTAACACACGAACCGGGATGTAGATAAATTCAGCTGCCTTGACTGGTTCAAGTGCAACGTCTACCCAAAGTTCATTTCTATCAATTCTTGCTGGTGTGTTATTGCTTTCATCACATATAACAAGATAATCATAGATTCCACGTTTTGCCTTCAAATCAAGCATTAATGTTTGAATAACACCTTGAATTTGCTGTCTTGTCAATGCATCGTTAGGTTCAAATACAAACGGTCTTGCTGCTAATGTTAATTGTCTACGTACATAAGCAATTAGTCGTGCAACATTAGTTCTATCTAATGCACTAGAACTATTGAAACTTGTCTTATTACCATAATTCAACAAACCAATACCAGTAAAGAATACCAATGGATTGATAAAGTTAAGATACAACACATCACGAATACCAAGGCGTGTCTTAGTAGTTATAAATTCACCAGTTGCACTGTCAATATATCCAATGTTTGTAGCATTGTCAATATTACCTCTACGGGTACCTGCTGCTGCTAACCAAGGATAAGCGACTGTATCATTTCTGATAAATGTACGCAACATCATGTGACTTGGTGGAACTGCAACCAAGTTACCACTTAGATCACTTGTTATACCACTTGGATAGAACAAACCTAAGTATGTATTACGAGTTACACAACCTGCTTCACCTGTGCTTGTAGCACCTGCGGCGTTAGTTGCCCATGCTTGAATTGCTGTAGCGTCGGCTGGCAATCTCATTGGGGTATCACCTATGATATAACCTGTATCTCCGCGATCAGCATTTAATACAACCATGTTAGGTTGTAGTTCTGGATAACCAGGGGTGGCCATCAAGTTGAAGAAGTTATCTTCATCACGAATGTCATAGTTAGTATCCATTGTTGAACGTAGTGATTGTACAACCATATTACGTTGTGCTTGGCGACCCATATATGGAGCACCGTTTGATTGCAAACCGCTTTCACTTAGCCATGTAGCTGTTTGTGTTGGCAAAGTTTGATCAGGAAAATTAACACTGGTAAAGTAATTTGCTTGATATGATTTAACATTGTAACCTGAACGGCGTGTGTTAAACAATAGCATACCTGTTGGGTATAATGCTGCATCAGGAGCATCTAGGTCTAAGTAATCACTAGACAATAAGCT